ACGCCGCCGCCGGTGCAGTGGCGATGCTGTCGAGCAGGTAGGCGGGGATGCCGGACGGCGGATACAATGCCGGCGTAATGCCCCCCAGTAATTTGGCTATGCGTCCAGTACTAACCATGATACGCCCTCGCCATCGACCGCTGAATCCACCAGCAACGTTCCCAAATTCCCTAGATTCGTCATCACCACCACCTCCCCCGCCGCTAGACGCAACCCATTAGACACAGTCACGTCCCCCGCGCCGTCATTTCCAACCACAACTATATCCGTATTGGTATCCAAAGCCTTGATTATCACCGGTGAATTAACCACCTGGTCCCCCAAGGCCACAGCAGTGCCCGCCGTTGTTACAGTAGTCTGACCCGAAAGCGCCATATCTCACACTCCAAAAAGGGCGGGGGTTATAACACCCCGCCCTTTTTTCTTTTCTATTATTGGTTTGTGGTCCTTTGATCAATAAAATTGTAAATGCCGCTAGCCGCCAATCCAATAGCCAGCCCAAAGACAACCACACCGAACCAAGCCCCAAACTCTACCGGCAAACCGCTCACCGATATCTGGTAACCGACCCCCAACAGCAGGCCTGTCACCATAGATACCACGGTCAACTTTTCGCCCGTCAACCCCAGCTTCTTGGTGAATTCCACCAGGCCGAATACTACGGCCAGCAGGGGCACACCCGCGATCATAATCGTTTCCAGATTCATGGCCCTAGATCCGCAAAGTAAAGTTGGCAACCGCGGCCAGCAGGTCAACGGTGGTGGTCGCAGCCTTATCGAACGTGAGTTCGACCAGGGCATATTCATCGTTGTCAAGCCAGAAGGGCGTGGTGATGGTCAGCGTCATCTTGTGCTGATCCACATCGATGCGCTCGGCAGCCGTGTCATGGCCGGCGTCGTAGGTGAAGGTCTGGGCCGCCACAACGGCCACCGCGCCATCCGCGCCGCGGGTGACTTTGTTGACTACGGCCGTCACCGCGTCGCAAGCCGCCACCAGGATCTCGTAATCGATTTCAATCGATTTGAGATAAGCGCCCTTCGAAGCCACGCTGTTGCTGGGAACGATGATCGGAATATTAACAGTAGCGACCTCATCAGTTGCCGCCACATGCTTAGCGATGGTGTCAGTCACCGCCCCAGCCGCGTCCGTCCAGGTCCCCGTCACACAATGGAACAGGGTCGGGGGGATATATTGACTCATAGATGTATCGTGTACGTAACCCATGGTTTGGTCTCCTTATAGGGTTATTCCCCAGCGGAGAAAGCCCCCGCTGGGGTTAGTGATTGATTTACTTCTTTGCCGGCGCTTTGCGTTTCGGCCTAGGCCTGGCAGCCGCCTTCGCTTTTCCATCTGGCCCCCTCGCAGCCTTCACCACCTCTGCAACCTCCGGCTCCTCTGAATCCTTTGGCTCCTTTGGTTCCTCTGAATCCTTTGGCTCCTCTGAATCCTTTGTTTCCTCTGGTTCCTTTACTTCCTCCACCAAATAGTCACTCACCAACCCACGAACTTTACGTCCATCGGCCAGGATAACCACCAGCGCTTCCCCTTCAAGCCGCCACCCCAGGGGAGGCATAGTCGCCTGCCCCAAGTGTAGCGGAGTTTTTGCGGCCAGTCTGGTAGCCGCAGCCCTAATCTCTTCAGCATCCATGTTTACACATTCGACTTGTGTAGTGGCCGGAAGTCCTGCACCAAGATGGCGTTGAACATCCGCACCTTGATCCGGTGTTCGTCGTTCATAAATACCGCCGGGTCAGTGTCGCGGCCAGCGATATAAATTTCCGGCTTTATCCCAAAACGCTCGCCCACGATGATCCCAGGGACGATAGCAGGATCAACTACCGCCGCCCAGTCCGTGGTGTCAGTCCATTCAGGGACCACAACCACATCCCCATCCCGGCCGCGCTGCAGGTTCTCACTGTAAATGTTCGCTGCATTCTCCAGTTCAGGATACAGGATCTTCCTGCCAGTCAATCGCAGAGTGCGGGGCACCAGCAAGAAACGCGGGTCAATCCCCATCTTCGCCCCGGTCCCATAGAAACCGGTAGCCTGCTTGATCAGCATCGGCTGGTTGAAGACCGCCGTGCTAACAGTTTCCCACTGGGAAGCCGATAGGGCAGTGGTCAACAAGTTGGCGTGCCCGCCAGCCGTAGTAACCGCAGTCGCATTGAAGAGCGCTCCGGTATCGGCCATGGTCGGGCCAATGCCAGAATTGTCAGTGAAGACCGCCGCACACAGGCCGCTAATCCGCCGCAAGGCCGCGTTAGCCAATTCAACCGGATAGGCCCGCAGTTTGCGGGTCTCGTCGCGGTCGATCAACTCCAGGGTCAGGGGAATATAGCCGCCATATTTCACGAAGCTGGCGGTCTCAGGGCTGTCACCAATCGAAAGCTCAGTGTACTCACCCTGTTCAGCTACTACCGGCAGACTGCCTACGGTACCCATCAGCACCCCAGTGATGGAATTAAGCGTGTCGAAATGCTCGATCTGAACAATCCGCTCCCACCAATTGTAACCAGCCCGACCCATCATCTCCCACTGCTGGGCGACGACTTTATTGAGGGCGTTCTTAACCAGGCCGGTGAAATCCGCCGTGGTCGCCAAAGCCGCCTCAACACTATAGCCGCCCCGCAAGTCGTAATCACCGGTCAAGGTGAGATACAACTCCCGAATGCCAGCCAAGCGGGCCGGCTTCACCCCAGCCAAAGCAGGGTCACGGGGCACTGCAAACATATCCTCTACGGCCGCTTGCAGTTGATCGGCGTTAGCAACCATCCCGCTAACCCGTCCTGGTCCTTTTATAACTGAACCAGCGGTCAGCGCCGATACTTCCAGGCGGGCCTCTTCAATAGCAACGGATAACTCCGACGCCTTGAAAGCCCGCCCTTCGAATTTCTTGCGCAACCGGCCTTGCACGATCTCCGGCAAACGCGAAGTGGACAGCCCCGACGTGAGCAAATGCTCGCATTGGGCCACTAATACAGCATTGCTCTCTTCGAGCTGTGCTTCGAGCGCATCTAAGCGCTCTTTCTCGCCGAGGAGTTGAGCAGACGCCAGGCGGTTAGCTTCGAGCGCAGCCAGACGGCTGGCTTCGATCGCGGCCAGGCGGTTGTTTTCAACCGTTTCGACAGGGGCGACGGGCGACTGCCCGCCAGGGTTTTGTTCTGTGGTTGGCATGAGTACCTCCTTATGGGTCTCTGTGCGGGTAGGCGTTTCCGCCACTGCGTGACGGGCGTCGATTACAGCGGACGTTTCTCCGCTAATAATTTCTAGTTTATAGTCCTGCAAAGCAGCCAGTAGTCCGGTCCCCTCGACCGCGTTCGTATTGACTGCCGACGTCTCTTTGCCTTGCGGGTTGGTAAATATCAACTCGCAAGTTTGCATACCGGTCTCGGTTTCGTATTCCTGACCCGGGCTGTGCGGGCAGCGGTACCAATTGGTATGGCACAAACTGCACAGCACTTTGTCGAAGAACCAGCCAATCGAAAACCGGTCAATCCGGCCTTCGATAAAGTCGGTCATCCCGGCCCGGGTTGTCAAGCGAATTTTCTGCACAAAAGCGCCATCCTCGTGGCGGGACAAAAGGATAATCCCATCCCGCGCCCCGATATCATAGGTGGCGTGATTACGCAGAAACGGCCGGTTGACAAAGCTGGCCGCAAATGCATCCAGGTCCTCGTCTCTAAATGTGTAGTGATTGCGATTCGTGCCGGCTTGAAACACCCGGGCGTCAAAATCCAGGTGGTCAAGTTCGCCGCTTTCGATCACGGGTAAGATTTCGGCCCGTCCCGGCAGGTCCAACTTCTCCTGATAGGGGGCACTGTATAAGGTGGGTGCTATAGTTTTAGACATCCGACTCTCCTTCTTCTTCCGTATCCGGCTCAACCGCCGGCACCGCCGCCGGGTCAACCGGCTTCAGCGGTCTTTTTTTGATCCCTGGTACATTGGCGTTCGAATCGTAGGCCTCACCCGCCATCCGGTACACCAAGCGCAGTAATTCCGCTTCATCGATCCCGTCCCTATCGAACAAGTCAGCCACATGCGGATAGATGCGCGCCACCGCCAGGCTCAGTTGTGCGTTATCACGCTCGGTAATGTCAGGCCCCAATACCTCTACCTTGCAATCTGTCTTGACTTGCTTCTGGTATTCCTTGCGGATCTTTACCGATATCACTGCCATCCGAGCCACAAAGCGCAAAAATGACGTCTGGGCCTGCTCTAGTCCCCTAAAAGTAGGCGTGCCAGCGGCCTCCGCAGTCGTGCGGGTACTACTCTCCGGTTCAGCCAGGTAATGCAGCGGAAACCCACCACCCCCCGCAATCATCTTCTTGAAAGCCATCCCGTCCTTTTCGGCGTCCGCCGATGCCAGGTTCGGGAAAGGCATTTCGATAGTCTCGTCCTGATCCAATAATAAGTACGACCCAGGGGGGGGCGGGTTGGTGTTCAGTTCGTTTTGTTTGCTAATCTTCTTGGCTTCGTTCTCCCACTTTTTCTTCCAGATCACCAGCCAAGTATTTCGATAGCGGTTCAGGCGCGCCCGGTCTTCCAG